CAAATTTAGGCTTTATTGACATTAAAACTTTCATAATCAACCTCTATCTTATTAAATAGACCTTCTCCAATCCTAGAAACAGCCATTTCAATGTATTCCTTTTTAAGTTCTACTCCAACTCCATTTAGATTTAAACTTTTTGCAACTTTTAATGTAGTTCCTGAACCAAGAAATGGATCCAATACTATACCATCAATAGGACATCCAGCTAAAAGACACCTTTTTACTAATTCCTCTGGAAAACTAGCATAGTGTCCTTCTTTTATTCCTTTTGTTGCGATGCTCCAAACTGTCCTCATATTTCTTCCATTCTCATTGTAAATAGTTTTCCAAGGTTTATCTATTCTCTTCATAGCAGTTTTACTTTCTCCAGCTTCTAACATTTTTTTCTTTCCTGTAGGCATAACTCCATCTTTGAAACCATTTAAAGTTTTTTCAGAATATGGTTCATACTGCTTCTTGAAATAGTATTTTTGATTTTTTGTAAAGAAAAATATTTTTTCAAAATCATTTGTGAATCTATCGTTCAAAGACTCAGGGAGAACATTTGGCTTATGCCAAATAATTTCATTTCTTAAAATCCATCCTTGGTCAATCATCTTAATACATAACCTTTCAGGAATCATCATCTTTGATTTTCTTTGAATATTTGTTTTTCTTGGAATAACCTTAAATATATTTTCTTTGCCTCTTTTTTTATTGCTTCTTTTAGAAAATTTAGAATTAACATTTGAATAAGTATCACCTATATTAAGGAAAAATGTTCCTGACTTTTTTAGAACTCTATATAATTCATCCATTATAAGCATTAATTTTTCAATATATTCTTCAACATTTTCTTCTAATCCTATCTGGCCAGAAATATTATAATCTCTAAGTTGCCAATATGGAGGAGATGTTATAATACAATCTATGCTTTCTGTATCTAATGTTTTTAAAATCTTTAAACTATCTCCATTTATTATCTTCATTGATTTCCTCCTGATGTTCTATAATTCCAATATCTTAAATAGCCAAGTCTATAAATTTTTGAGAGAACTATATCATTTATAGGTTTAGCTTCTTTATTTATTTTTGGCTTTCTATAACATTCAATCTTTCTATATGGAATACCACATTCTTTTTTTACTGCTATCAAAATACCACACTCTTTTGGGATTAATTTTAATGCTTTCTCTTTCATTTCTTCTGGAAAAGCATAGTAGAAATTTTTAATATTTTTATCTTTGTGCTGATGTTTCTTTTTGAAATCAGCTTTTAAATCAGATAAAGATATTTTTATTTCAACTTCTGTTAAGTAGTGATTTTTAGTAACAATCAACATATCACATTCATGATTTACTATACTTCTCCAAATCATAGGATCTGTTTCTGTATCTAACCATGCATTATTTTTAGTTACTCTTGGAACAATTACTAAACTTCCACTTTCAAAATAGGTATAGATTAATGATTCCATTTTATGTGTAGTCATTCCTTATCTTCCACCCAATCAGCTATATTTTCAAGTTCTTCTGAGCATTCTCCACATTTAGAACATTGATAGCTTTCAACATCAAAATGATTTAAACTATTCCCTGTAAATTCTCCTTTTTTATCTAACTCCTCAATTTGATATGTTTTAGCTCCTACTGTTCCTCCACAACATTTACATTTCCACATTTTCATCAACCCACTCTGCTCTTCTTTTCAACTCTTCAAAATCTTCTACTGGATATCTCCAAGTTTCACAATTATAAAGTTTAATTGTTTTAAAACACATTTTAAAATCTCCATTTTTATCAATATCATGAAAATATGTAATTTGTGCAAGAACAGTTTTTTTGCTTATTTTATCTCTCCACATTATTTATCATCTCCAATATTTACAAGAAAAATCTTCTAGTTCTTCATAATCAAATTCTATAGTTGGATTTTCTGTTTTTGCATCAACAAAACTATCTATTTCATTAGTAAGTTGTGTTGATAACTCTTGCAAATCCTCTGGTTTTAAATAAAGTCTAAAATTTTTATCAAAAAATTGTCCAATAATACCTAAAATTTCCCAATATATAAGAGGCTGATCTACATTAAGTTTTTCATTCAAAATAGTACATTTGCCTTTGTTATAGTTAGAACACCATTTACAATTTTTTTCCATTTAACTCACCTAGTATCCTAGTTGTTCATGCAAGTCTGGATTTTCAAAAATGTTACCAACAATTTCAAAATCTCCTGCCATATTTGAAAGATGTTCTATGACATTTTCATAAGATACACAATAAACAGCATCTTCATCATCATAAGAAATTAATCCATAAATATCATCTATACCATCATTGAATTTAATTACATCTGCTTCATAAACCTCTTGACCTGCTTTTGATTTTGCTCCTGTAAATTGTAGAAGTTCTATATCTTTAAATTCAGCAATTTTATAATCATCTTTGAAAAGATTTCCATCATCAGAGTATCTGATATATTGATAATTTAAGTCAATTCCAATAATAGATACCATTTTATTTTCTTTTTTTAACCAGGCTTTCATTTTAAATTCTTTCATTTTTTCTCCTCTCTTTTTCTTTTTTTATCAGCAATAGCAATTTTTATTTTTGCTATTGTTAGTCCAATATTTGTTAACTCAGCATTGTCTCTTAATAACTTATTTTTATTTAAAACAGCTAATTCTTTTCTTGAAACTAAAATTAAATTTTCAATATTGAAATTCTTTTTATTACCATCAGCGAAAATTATTACATGGTCTGCTGGAATTTCTCCATATTTCTGTTCCAAAATCCATCTGTGCTTTAACTTCCATTTTTTCTTATTTACAAGTTTTATATATGTATAACCATCTCTATCAACTCTTTCTGAATATAGTTCTCTTGTATTCCAGGTTATATTCCCTTTCTTAAAAAGATTAGGAGGTCTTACCCCTGTTTTCTTTCCTTTATTCCAGGGAATATGACCTTTTTTAAAAGTATAAGAAGGTAACTTTTTAAAAGGTATTTTATATCTATGGAGCAAAGTCTCTAACTGTGTTGAAGTTATTTTTTCAAAATTATTATTGAATAATTCTAATAACTCATTTCTATTTTTAGTTCCATTAAAACTTTTTAAAAAATCAAATTCTTCTATTTTAAATTTTCTTCTCATTTTATCCCTCTAACATTTTTGGAAGATTTCTATCAACATCTAATCTTTCATCTCTAAATTTAGCTGCTTTTAATGCTAGTTCTCCATTACTTATAATTACTCCAGCTACTTTTACAATAGCTTCTGTTCTTATAATTTCTCTATCAGTATCTTCTTTTGACATATCTTTTTTTGTTAAATTTTCCAATTGTTCAAATAGTTTTGTATTTAAATCTAATAAAGTATTACTCATTTACTCCTCCTATTTTTATCCGTTAAAACCTTTCCATTCCCAAAGTTCACCTTTACAGTTTCTTGCTTTATACTTTATTTTTAAAATTCCCAGGATTGTTCTTAATGTACTTCCTTTTCTTCCTAATTTCATTGATAATTCTTTCAATGTCATATTAGGAGCATTCTCTTTTAAAAATTTCATTTCAGCATCATTTAATTCATAATTTTTTTTGTCAAAAATACATTTCCCAATTAAAATTTTTCTTATCCTGCTCTCACTTGTACAATATTTCTCCATTATTTGTGGGATTGAAATTCCATTATTATAATCTATAACTATATTTTCTTTATCCTCACTTTTAAGTATTTTTCTAGGATTTAAAAGTTCTAAATTATTATCCTTCATAATTCTTTTAATCCTTGTACAACTACATTGAAAATATTTTTCCAATTTACTAAAAGAATAACCTTCTTTTATTTTTAATTTAAGATCAACTAAATCAATTAAATTATCTTTTGATTTTCTTTTTAAACCTCCAACCTTTACCTTACACTCAGTACATATTTGCTTAAATTTTGAATAACTACAACCTATATTGTGAACTATTTCTTCATATGATAAAGAAACATTTGAATTTATTAATTCTTTTAAATAATTTCTTTTTATTTCTCTTACTTCACTTAACATAAGAAATAATTTTTTAGCTAATACTGAAGATTTTTCTTGAAGATTATCAATTATATATTGCCTTTCAAAAACTCTATCTCTTTTTTCTTCAATGATTTTATCTACCTCACAATCAATCATCTTCCCTATAAAAGTTTTATTATATTGATATCCTAATTCCTGAGCTATTTTATCTATTTCATAAATTCCATAAGTATCCAATAATTCACAAAATAATTCTTTTTGTAGTTTTTTAATTTCTGAAATTTCAATCTGTAACCTTTGACCTAATGTTTTATGATTTTTCATGAGATTATTTTTTATATAATCTCTTAAAAAAGTATCATTTTTTAAAGAAATTATTGATTCCATTTTAACCACCAACTATATTTTTATATTTTTCTTTAACACTTGATTTATCAATGTTGACATAAATCATAGTGGTATTTATATTCTGATGTCCTAAAACTTGTTGAATTTCTTCAACATCCATTCCTTTTTTTAGTGCCATTGTTGCAAATGTTCTTCTAAATCTATGAGGATGAACATTTTCAACTTTGGCTCTAGTTGCAATTGATTTTAATATTCTTCTAAATCCATTAGAATCAATCTTGCTACCTTGCAATCTTTTAGAACATTTATACATAAGTCCATCAACAACCCACAAATAAGGGGTATTATAATTTCCTCTTTCACTGATGTATTTTTTAATTGCAAGAGCAGCAATTGTACTCATGAAAGCAACTCCTTCTTTATTTCCTTTTCTAATAATTCTTATTTCATTTTTTTCAAAATCAATATCTCTAATTTTTATATTAGCTAATTCTGTTGCACGAACAGCACTAGATATAAGTACCTCTATTATTGCTTTTTCCAATGAGTTTTTACAAGACATTCTAAGTTTTTCTAATTCTAATTGTGTAAATGCAGTTTTTTCAGTTTTTTGACCCTTAACTTTTTTAATTCTTTTAACAGGATTATTAGAAATATATTCTTCTTCATTCAAAAAAGAAAAAAAGGAATTTAAAATTCTTCTAATATTATCTATTGAAACGGCTTTTTGCTGATTCCTTTCTCTTTCTACAGCTAAATACAATCTAATATCATCAGTAGTAACTTTTAAAAAAGATTTCTTTACAAAAAGAGAAAATAATTCAAGAGTATTTTTATAATACAATAAACTTTTATCACTTAGATTTTCAGCTTTTTTTGTTAAAAAGAATCTTTTCCACAACTCAGTATTAGTTCTATTTGAAACTACTATTTCATTTTTTCTTGAAACAATATCATAATCTTTTAACTGAATAATGATAATATTTTTAATTCTTTCTATATCTTCAGAATTAAAATCATTAGTTTTATCAATTTCAAAAATTATTTGATTTATAATGCTATTCTTTATATCTTCCATAATCAACCTCTAGATCTAAACTTGTATCACCACTAATGCTATAATTAAATGTATCCCATCTTCCAAATATTTCTCCTGTTAAAGAATTTTTATTTTCACATTTAGCTTTAGCTCCAACAATAGTCAACTGAACATAAGCCATTTGAATAGTATTTTCATCTAAATCACTACAATGGATAAAAATTCTATTTTGATAGTTAATACCTTTTTCTTTCAACACTGCTAACATTCCTAGTATTAAGCAACCTGAACCACATGCAGCATCAAATAGTCTTATCCTATTTTTTGAATTTAATTCTTTTATTAATTCATTAACTCTTGTTTCTGCCATAAGTTTTGATAAATGAAAGGGTGTAAAAAATTGACCTTTCATTTTATTGTGAATGCCTAATTCATGATATATTTTGCCTAAGTAATCATCTATTTCTTTTTCAAATAACATTACCAATTCAGCATGGCATTCAAGAAAAACTTCAATTACTTCTTTACCATGTTTATCTACTATCCTTTTAAATTTTTCTTCCCTATCTGAATAACCTAGTTTATTGCAAGTGTTTGCATAAGTATAAAACATACATTTTACCCAATCAAAGAATATTTCATCATAGTTATATTTATGATCCAGATCTTGTATTTTTTTTACTATATTTTTGATAGAGGCTTCTCTAACTATTTCCTTTTTAGGAAGCTGTCCAAATCCAAAAAGGTTTAAATTATTCTCCATTTATGTCTCCTCTCTAAATAAGGTTATTTTTCTTTAATTCAGCATATTCTTCTAATTGTTTTATTAAATCTTTTTCTTTTACCTGGAACATTTTAAAATAATCTCCATTTTTAGCAACACTAATTGTATTTTTTTGAGTAACAAATTGCTTAGGAATAAATAAAATGAACGGTTCAATCAATCTTGTATCCTTATCCTTTTCTAAAAAGGCAACAGTTATATCTTGTTCACCTCTTGCTCTAATAGACCAGCTTATATTATTTTCACTTTTTTTAGTGATTGAACTAAATTTAACATCTATATTTAATCCCTTAAAATTAAAATCAAATACAGGATTATTTTTTCTCCAATACTTATTAGCATCAATTGCTTCTGGAACTAATTTTTGAAAATATTCTTCAGCTTCTCCACCTTTTTTACCTGCTTCACTGCTATATTTAATTTTGTCCTGAATTTTTAAAACTCCACTTCTAAGCAATATTTTATGAGCAGTCAGTATTGGTAAGCCACTTCTTTTAATAGATTCATAAAAATCTCCACATTCCATATATATTTCAACTATTTTTTCCAATATCTTCCACCTCCATAAGATATGTTTCGTTACTTCCTCTAACAAACCAATTTTTTGAAACTCCAAGATGTAATGATAATGTTTGATCTTCGTCTATTCTTTGAATTAAATACATTCCAGGACTTGTTTTAGATTCCATAATATATTTATATTTAGTAGTTTTGTATTCTCCACAATATAAAGACTTTAATAAAATAATATCTCCTGGTTTTAATTCAACATTTAATTTATTATCAACAAGTTCTATTTTTTTCATTTTTCTCCTTTTTTTCTCCTGCTTCAACAATAATTTCTGTCAATAAGTTACAAAAATAAGGTGATTTAAAATAGAAATCATTTGGATATGAAGATAATTGGTTATTAGTATCTTCTAAAAATTTACTAACATCAAGTCCTGAATTTTTCATCTTTATAAGTTCAAAATAAGTTTTTACTAAATTGTCAAATTCTTCTAATCCTGGTGTAGCTTTTAGATAAACTTCTTTTATATTATCCATATATCCTGTATGAGGAGAGTCTATCATTGATACTAATTCTATTTTTGCTCTAAAAAACCATTTGTTTATTATTTCTACTAAGTCCCAATAATTTAAAGAACTTAATCTTATTCTATTAGCTTTAAAAACTAGTTCATAACAAATGATCTCTATTATATTTTCATGTCTAATATCGTATTTTTTCTTTTTAAAATACATTTTTTCTATTTCTAAAACTTTATCTGCAATTTCATTTAAAGAATTTTTTAAAGTAAAGTTATCATTACACTGACTTTTTATAAAACTTGCAACTTCATCATACATTTCATGTATCTTAGATTTCTTTTTAGTCATTACTCATTTTTACCTCTTTCTTTCCAATCAAACTCTTCTGCTTCTTTTTTCTCTTTATAAAGTTTAATAGCCATTTCTTTTTTGCTATAATTTCTCATACCTATTGTTTTTTCTCTGCTTCTTTTCTTATAAGCAGCATCTTGTTTTGATTTTTCTCTCCAGTACTGTTTCTCACAAGCAGCAGAACAGTACTTTACTCTTTTATCTTTTATATCTGTAACATACACTCTTGTCCCACAATGAGCACAAACAAACTCTCTGGGACAATCAACATTATCATAAAATTGATTAACTCTTATTTTCATTGCTCCTCCTATAAAAGTTCGGGAATTGCTATATCTTGATATACCCAATTCATATATTTATTAGATAAATCAAATAATTTATTTAATTCTTTTTCATCAATTCCAATCTTTCTAGCAATCCTTCTCATTTTAGCTGTATTTAAATCTTTTACCATTCTAGCCCATGAACCAAGTGTTCCCATAAAACCAGCTGGAAGCCTTTGTTTAATATCATCAAGAGTTAAAATAAATTTTTCACTAATTCCATTGAGACATTTTTCAGTTTGTTTTCCAATAATATTTCTATAAAAGAAATTATTTTCAACATCTTCTCCTTCGTCTTCTGACTCAAAATAAGTGTTAAATATTTTGTCTGCTACTGCTTTTGTCTTACTAATTAGCATTAATTTATCAAATTTGATATAACCTTGATTTTCCTTAACTTCTTTATCCCAAACTTCTTTATGATTTTGACAAACAATTGAGATATTTAAAAGAGTTGTAGCAAACTTTGTAGCATCCAATTTTTCATCAATTGGCTTTCTGATTATTTCAATTTCTTTTTTTTCATTTATTTTTATTTCCCTCTTCTCTGTTTTCTTTGCTTTCCTCATTTTTGACACCTTTCTCTGCTATAAGAGCAGCTAAAGCTAGTTTTAAAATATCCATAGAATCACATCCAGCTTTCTAATTTATCAAATATTTTATTAAAATTTCTTTTTAGAAATCTAAAAATATTTCTACCTTTTATTTTTATATATTTAAAAAATGTCATTTTTTCAAATCCTACTATTGAATTTGCTAAAAATTTTTCTTTATTTGTCATTTTTTCCACCTCTTTTTTTAGCTTTAGCTTTTACTTTTGCTTTTGAATAACGATTAATTTTTTTAGATAAACAAAGTAATGCTACAAAGCCTAAACCTTTTTTAAATCTTGAGTTATTTCCTTTTTTCTTAATTGTGCAAGTATCTTTAAATAATCCGTATGTATAACTTATTCTTAATGCTCCTTTACACAATTTAACGAATATTCTTTTTCTTCTAAGCTCTCTTAATTTCTTTTTCATTCTTAGCCTCCATTTTTATGTATTTTTGGATAACTTTAACGGCATCTATTAATGTAATATTGTCTGGAAATGGTATCTTATACCAATATTTTTTTAATATTTTACAGTGCATTTTCTCTCCTAATAATCTTGACACTGCAAATAACTTCCTGTAAAATAAAACTGTTTCGGGGCTTTATCAACACGAGCAAGTTATTTGCAGTGCAAAATGATAAAGTCTTTTTTAGACTAATCTATTTAAAACCTTTATGAAAACCTTAAGTTCTTCAATTTCATTCCTTAAATTAACAGTTCTTGAAATTCCTAACATAGCAACAACTGCATCATCATTAACCAATGATTCATTATATTTAATTGTTTCTTCTGCCTTTTCTATATTTTTATCAATCATAGTTCCTCCATAAGTTTTTGTAGACTATTGATATATTCAGTTAATTCTTTTTTATATTTCTCTTTTTCCTCATCTTTTAACTTCTTGACTCTTTTTTCCATTTTTTTGATTTTATTGAAATTAAAATATTTTTGCTCTTTAACTTTAACTTCAACTTTTTCTTCTACTTTTGGTGGAGCTAGAAGCTCTCTTATTTCTTTAACTTTTAAAACATCTGTACTTAAAACTGCTTGAACATCATCAAAACCTAATGAATTATGAGATAAGACTTTTATAGCCTGATCTGACAAACTAAATATTTTATCTTTATAATCAGGAAAGTAAGAATATAAGTTCCATCTTTTTAGAAATACAGAAACCATATCTTTTGTAAGTCCTGCACTCTCATACCAAGCCATAAAACTTCCAGAAGGTTTTAATATTTTTTCTATTTCAGCTAATGAACTACAAATATCAAATAAATTATTTTTATATTTTCTAAAAGTATTTAAAATCTTAGCTTCATATTCTTCAACTTGTTGCTTTTCAACATCTGAAATTTCGTAACTTCCGAAATCAAATTTTCTTAATTGACTTCCAGCTATTGCATCTTCAAATGCTTTCATTACATTATTTTCATTACTCATCTTCTATTTCACCCCACACTTTTATAAAAACATTTTTTATTTGCTCTAATTCTTGAGCTCTTCTTTCCCAAAGTAAAGTACCTTTTTCAATTAAGTTTAAAATTAATGAAGATTGCTTAATTGGAATAGATAAAAATACTCCTGAACGATTTAACTTTTCTTTTAAAAAAGTATAAAAATCTTTTTCTATCTTTGTTCTTCCTACTCTATTAGGAATAACAGCTCTAATCTTAGATATATCTGTTTTTTTAAGTAAGTTTAAAATAGAATTTGTTGTAACTGAATCCAAGAAAGTTGGAACAATTATATGTTCAGCTACATCAACAAAGACATTATCCAAGTTCATAACTGGTGAACCATCTATGATGATATGTTTAAATTCCTTTTTTAAAATATTAATCTGCTTCTTAAATTTTTCATCAAGATTCCCTTTTACTTTATAGTCTTGAAGATGCAAGAAAAATAAATTAGGTCTTAATTTTGTCAATTCATAATTCTTCCCTTCCAATAAATCTTCAAGTCCTTTTTTATTAGTATCTTTAATTTTTATTCCAGAATAATTTAAAATATTATTCTGAGAGTCTGAAGTTAATATTAAGACTTTTTCATTTTGAAAGGCTTTGTATGCTGCTAATTGCAAAGCTATCCAGCTTTTACCTACTCCACCTTTGTTATTTTTTACAAGTACGACTCCCATAATCTCCTCCTATTTTTTAATTGTTTTATTGTTCTTTTTTGCAAAATAAATTTTATGATTTTGTAAATTTATTAATTTTACTCCACTAGCTTTCAACTCTATTAATGGAATACTTTTATGCTGCTTTTTATTTTCTAATACAAATACTCCGTCTTTTCTTCTTTTTACAATTCCACATAAAATTAAATTTTTATCTTTTGTTGCTAATAGATAATCATCTGTGTATATATATTTTTTATCTTCTTTTATTCCTGTACTCTCCAACCAAATGACATCTTTAAATTCAAAAGTTAGTTCTTCATTTTTGTTTATTCCTGTTATTTTTCTACTTTCAAAGTTTATGTTTAAAATTTTATAAACTCCACCAGTAACAATGCTGTAAATTTTACCTCTTAATATCACTATTTAATCTCCTTCTTGTTATAAAATTCAGGTTCTCTAAGTGTCTCTTTCATTCCCGCTCCTACACAATATAGGTCAAAAGATAATCTACCCCAGTTGTAGCAATATTTATATTTTTCAAAATCTAATTTTTTGTCCTCTGGAAGCTTGGAATTAAGTTCTTCAAAATCTTTTTGAATTTTGCACCATTTATCAAAAGGCATATTAATTTTTATAGATTCACTCATAATATCACTCAATCTCCTTTACAGTAGGTCTTTCAACTTCAATTATCTTAGGAGTTTTTACCTCTACTATTTTTGGTTTTTCTTTTGGATTTTTCATAATCCCCCTTTCAAATTAAAATAAATTAAGTTCTATCAATTTTTCTTTAATATTCCTTGAAATCATTGAATAATATATAATCTCTGAGCTTTTTTTAATTTCAAGAAGTATAGGATTTTTTAATTTGTTTATAATCTCGTTTTCTATCTCTTCTTGCAATTCTAAGGAAAGCCCTTTGAAAATATTAATAATTTCATTATTTTTTTCACCTTCCTTTTTTTCTTCACTTTTTAAATTTTCCCGTTGGATTTCTCTATTTTCAATCTCTTTAAGGTTAATTTCAGTAGTTCCTTTAAAAAGATGGTTAGAGAAAATACCTGCTATATTTTTTACTCCTGGTTTATTTTTTAAAATATCCAATTGTTCCTGGAAGAGTTTTAAAAGATATTCCAAAGAGTTGGCTTTTAATAACTCAATAATTTTAGTTTCATGCTTCTTAGAAAAATCAATTTTATTTTCTTTGAACCATTGTTTAATTGCTTTTAAATCATCACATGATTTATTATGTTCTTTATGATTTAATTCTTTATTTAAGTTATTTATTATATATTCTTTATTGTTGCCGTTTTCAGACAAACTAGTTTGACTATTTTCAACAGAGTAGTTTGTCTTTTTTTGACAATCCAGTTTGCCGTTTTCAGACAAACTAGATTGCTGATTTTGGAAAACTAGATTTTCTATCATTTCATAATTAACTTTAAAATATCTTTTGCAAGGAACTCCTTTATTTTTTTGTTCTAATATTTTAAGTTCAATTAGTTCCTTAATAATTTTATCTTGCTTATGTCTACCAATACCTGTAAGTTCTCCAATTTTTTCTATAGTTTGATAGAACCAACCTTCTTCATCAGCTAATCCATCAGATGCTTCTATAAGGATTGTTAGTAAAAAGGCTGATTCTATTCCTAAATTTTTGACAATTTGTTTATTTAATGTGTAATAGTTACTGGACATCAATAACTGCTTAAATGTTTTTTCTTGCATTTTATCCAGCTCCTTATTTTTTAATCTTTTAAAATATCTTTTAAAGTCCAAATTTCAATATTTTTATTGCTTATATATTGCCAAAGAACTTCATCATTATTACCATTGTTCATTTTTTCTTGGTATTCTGTTAAAAGTTCTTTTCTTGAATCTTCTAATTGTTTTACTTTATTTTCAATATATTCTCTACTTTTCATAATCTAATCCTTTCTTTAATTACTTCATTCCTTTATAAAGTTTTTCAAGTTCTTTCATTGCTTCCATTAATTTTGGATGCTTAGAATCCATTATTTTATTTTTTATTTCTTCATACCAGCTTTTAGCCATATCTTTATTTATGTAATGGATTCTTTTTATCCCTAATAGATCCATTTGATTTTTTCCACCTATTTCTACCAAGTAAAAAATATATTTAACTTCTTCATCTTTGAAATACAAGTCTTTTTCCATTTTTACACTCCTTAAAATCTTTTTTTAATTTCTTCAGCAAAACTTTTATCAATGTTCAAACAGCAAGGTTGAATATTGAATTTTTCTGGAAGAATTGAATATTTAAAATCAATTTCTTTTTTTGCTTCTTCTTCAGAAGTAAATGCTGAAAGAATAGTTTTATCAGTATTAGTTATGATATAAATAGTTCTAAAATTTTCAGGTACTTTATCTTTTTTCTTAGGCATCTATTTCACCTGCAATTTTGCAAGGATAACCTAATTTTTTAAGTTCTTCCTTGATTTCAATAAATTTTGTGTTTTCTCCATACTTTTCAATTAATTCTTGTAGTTCTGTTAGTTTCATAAATCTTCCTCCCATTCTCTTGGGAAATACAGAAAATGTCTTGTAATATTATAGTGATTATGCTATAATAAAAACACTTGGATATTTTATTAAATAAATCAAGTTGGTTTGAAAAAGGGGTGTCTTGGTCGGTGTCCCTTTTTTGTTTTACTCTTTAAAATTTTTGTGGGCAGTAAAACCAAAATCAAAATATTCTTTTTTTAAGATTTCTATTGTCTTAAAAATTGAATGTTGTAATTCTTCAGAAATATTAGATTTTTGTATTTTTTCATACAAGTCTTCTATTTCTTTTTTTGATTTTGATTCTACCTTTCCTGAATCCAACAATCCCTCCAAAAAACTTAAAGCAGCTTCTTTAAACTCGTTCTCCATTTTTATAACCTCCCTAATATTTAATGTTCTTTACTAGAAGGTGTGTATTTCTAAGAATCTGCTCTGTAATTATCTTTCAACTTGATAAATTATTTTCTATATTTCTCCTAATCATCTTTAAAATTTTAAATAATTTT